ATAATATATCACTTAGCTGAATTTGTCAACAGATTTATTCTGCATCATCGCCGACAACTTCATCGACTTCCTCAACCGTTGGCTCATCAGATCTCATAATATTACCTGATGCGCCAATTGCGAACGAGTTTTTGATATACTGACTGAAGTCTGTTTTTTCAAACATCATTAGCCAAAACTCTTTATTATCGTTAACTTCTTTAGCACGCATCAGTTTTTCAGAAATAACCTCACCGGTTTCTGGATTAACTGCTTCATACCAACCAACTTTTGGTTTACGAAGATAACCGCCTTTTTCAGCGACATCCATAAGACCGGACCATTTAACGATACCACCCTCATAGCTTACACTGATTGGAATTTTAGATTTCTCTCGTACATGACGAGATTTCTCAATATTAATAACAAAGTGATAACCTTGAATTTCAGTACCAACCTTGTCTTGTTGACGTCCAACAATCCAAATAGTATCAGCTGAATAGTAAATACCTGTACCACCAGACACAACATCTTTAGGAAACAAACCAATTTCTTTATAGGTATGGTTAACCGCAATAAGTGGAATGTCTTTAAGATTAAGATGTGGTGTTACAATACGAAACAAAGACTTAAGAGCTTTAGCCCTTGACATATCTGCTACTGATTTACCATCAAGTGCATCTTCGACCTCTTTCTTAGATGCAAGGTTACCAACAGAATCAATTACGATGATTACTTTTTCACCCTTTTCGACTTTATCAAGCTGTTGAGAAATATCAAACTTAAGTTCTTCAACGTTAGTAATTGGTGTATGGACAGTTCGTTCCATATCAATTCCAAAGCTGTCAAAATAAGCTTGGGGTGTACCAAATTCTGCATCATAAAATAGTAATACAGCATCTGGGTTTCGTTGCATATAAGCACCAGCCATCAACAAAGCAAATGCTGATTTAAAGTGCTTAGATGGACCAGCCAGTACAAGGAGACCTGGCGTTAACCCACCATCAATTCGACCTGATAACGCAACGTTTACCATTGGCACTTGGGTAGGTGCCATGTCTTTTTTACCATAAACTTTGGAATCCATAATAGGAGCCGTCATTTTAATGGTACTGTTTTTCACAAGTTTGTCTAATAGACTCATATTATTTTCCCTCTACAATCGTCGATAGTTTAGCTTTATAGGCTTCAATTTTCCCGACTCTATCGGGCCAAAAGATAGTTGATTTATCTGCATTCTTACATAGATTATCTAAGAACGGAGTAATTGACTTGAAGAGCAACTCTAGCCTATATTCTAAATCATCAGCCTTAACTTTAGCATCATTAAGTTGGTCCTCAAGCGATTGCTTTTCGTTACTGACTTGTTGAATAGTTTCTTTGGCTTCAGCTTCTTTTTCCTGAAGTTCTTCATCAATAAAACTGAAGCCAAAGTCAAAGTCTAGAACCTCTTCGTAGACTTTATTAGCCATTCGCTAGCTCCTTAAAGATTGAGAGATCATCGTCATCATCCATAGATACACTAGGTGCTGAAGCTGGCATAGCCTCTTTTAGTGTTGGTTGTGGTGCTGACGATTGTGAGTTACCCATGTTGCTTAGATCCAAATCATCATCTGCATCCATCGCAGTGGATGGTGTGGATGGTTCTTCGTCAAGCGCAAGAACTCTATAGAGTTTTGTTTTCAACTCAGCATATGACTTGAAGTTCTTTGGATCAACCAACTCTTGCAGTTTATGCTGTTGGTTCCAGATAGCTTCGATTTCTGCATCATCTTCGGCAATAGCTGATGGACTATCAAACTCAGATTTATCATAGTTTGGATAACCTTCAAACTGACGAATTTTCAAACGGAAGTTTGCACCTTCCCAAAAATCGAATGGGTTAACTGGTGTTTCATCCTCAAACTGAGGATTCATTAGGTCGTTGCATTTATCAAAGATTTTCTTACCAAATTGATACATGAATACTTTACCATCATTTTCAGGATTGGCAGAGTCTTTAATAACAAGGATATTTGCAACGTATTTTAAACGACGCTTTTGCTTACGCGCAAGATCTTTATCCGAATCAAGTCCTGTATTCCATAGTTTGGAATTATATTCAGAAACCGGATCATCTTGGTTGAGTGTTGTAAGCGAGTTTTCGATGTACCACAGACCTGTTGGGCCTTGGAAACCGTGATCCCAAATACGTACGAATGGCATTTCCTCACCTTGTGAAGCAGGTAGGAAACGAATGATAGCAAAACCATTACCCGCTTTATCACGAGTTGGTTTCCACATTTTACCTTCGTTGGGATCTGAATAGCTCTTTTGAGAAACTTTCTCGAGCTGGGCGTTCAACTTGTTCAGTGATGTTGAACGATTCTTTTTAAGTGCGTCAAATGACATAGTCATGTTTGTATCTCCTAATTTTTGCGTTATATAGCATTTGTTTGTATTGCGAAATATGCGTTACACGAGGTAACGGTATATTTATATCAGAAAAACAGTTCGCGAACAATGTTTTTAAACTTTTTTTCGTCATAGTCTAAGAAAGGTCTATACTTTCTTAATAAGGTTATTATATCATAAGCTACGATTTTGTCAACTACTTCTTTATCCCAATAAGGAAAAATATTTGACAACGAAGCTAAGATAGTAATAGTTTCCAAGCTAATTTGTTTTTGTAAGTATAAAGTAATCAACAAAGGATGTTGACCATTAACTGACGTAAAATTAGCTTGGTAGTTATCATCGAGCTTGGCCAAATCAGTTTTAAATATCCTGGTCAAAGAATCCATTTTTCTTTGCCAATCCATATAACGTTCTTCGCCCACAGGCTCGAGGATTTCACGGATCCAGATGTTAGGCTTAACAATCATATTAGCTAACATTAATTTTTCTGGATCGCTTTTTTCAGATAATTTGCCGAAAAAATAAACGTCGTTGCGAGTTCTAAACTTGTCATACGACGCTCTTATTTTTCCACGATATTTTTGATAGTCATACTTTTGATCTGTGAAATGTTTTTTCATAGCAAGGTATTTTACATACCACTGAAAAGACTCTTCGTTAGCATAACTCTGTGATGTCAGGATCATCTTGTATCACCAATTTCATTTTAACAGCTTCGGTACGAACTTTTTCTTTTAAAATAGAAGATTTTTTAACAATATCAGCAACTACTTCAATTTCAAGTTCGTGGATTCTCGCATATTCAACCAAAGCATCTATATAATTAACACCGTTAGCGAGCATATAGGCAATTTCGTGATGTACCTTCTCAGGTGTTCTTGGCGTAATCGCCATTGCTTTTTCATCCATTGAGAGTTTTGATACCTTCCAGCCAGTTTGTAGCTGCTGACTCAGCCCAATGAATGTTTTTACCTTCGTAGATTTCTTCTTTAATGAATTCTCCGTTGATAAAGAATCTAACTCCGCAACCGTTTTCTGTTCCATAATACTCCGCTTTCAGGCTTTGACCGCCGTTTTCACCCATTAATACATTCATTTTAGACTCCTTTAGCTTTTAACTTCATTGATATAAGAAGAGGCTTTCTTAGAACCACAATTTTTACAATAAAAGACTTTAACTTCGTATTTAAATTTATCGAACATAATAAATGTATTGCCACAAGTAACATTAACTTTTTTGCAACAGCCATTAACCTCAATTGGTTCAGACATTTAAACACTCCTCTTTATTGCATATAATTTATATTATCATCGTAAGTTGTAAATGTCAACTACTTTTTTGCTCTTCTTGAGTTTTATATTGCCATTCATCTGTATGGCCAACAGACCATTTTGGTTCTGTTTCTACCGCATAATTTTGAGTGCAGACTTTAAAGTCTGGTCTTTTTAAATCGGCGGGTGTTAAGGAGCTATCTCTCCAGATAACCCTATTGTTTGGCTGAGCAGCGAATTGACCGTTGTCGAGCCTAATAACATTAAATGATTTGTGCTCAGGGTCGTGTTCGCTAAAGTTGGTGTCAATGATGGAAGAATCGCGGTGACAATTATCAATTGTGAACTCGTATTCTCCTGCATGCATTTTTTTATCTTTACCGAAAAACTCGCATCTGCACAAGATTGGCTTTTGGATAACAGTAATATCATAATCAAAACAATCCCAAAGCTGAAGAACATCGAGTGGAAGATGATCGTCAGGATTGAACTCTTCTTTCCAAACAAAAGCCGATATAGGTAATTTATCATATAATGCTCCATAATCTGTAAGAAGTGTTTCAAAATATAACGCTTTTGATTGAGTTGATTTAACACTAATCCAAATACCAGGAGTTAAGTTACCCCAACTAGGATGCCCAGGTTCTAAATCGTATAGATATTCCATTTTAACATATACGTTTACTGGTGGCAAGGGATGTACTAAAAACGCCATTTAAATCTCCTCGAATAGCACGTTGTTTACATATTCATCTTTATCTTTTTCAGATATACCCATTGCTAAAATGGATCTATGAAGATGTGGATTGAGCTTCTGATTCTGGCAATACTTATTCAATAATGGTGTAATATTTCTATTTGTTTTAAAAGCATTTTGCTCTAAGTTGTTTAAATAGTGCTTTACTAAATCAGATGTTACCATAATGAATTGTTCTAATTCTTCTTCAGTATTGATATTCCCAACGGCTATCATATTTTCTGAAAATATTTCTTTTGCCCAGTCTGGTAATTCTCTTGGTTTGTTCCATTCTAAATTTTCAACTGTTTGTTTCATATAATCATTATATGGATG